GCGCTACGAAACGAAACAATGGCGGCGATGTTGAACCGCTCGCGTGAAATCTCCATGCGGTTATCTCTCATTGTAGCGGCCAGTCTGGGCGATGCAGAGATCACTGGCGAGGCTATGCAATGGGCGATTGATTACGTGGACTACTACGGCTCCCAGAGCCTTCAGGCCATGCAGAAGCATTTGAGCGAAGGCGAGTATGATGGCCTGCGCAAGAAGGCAGCAGAGGCCATCATGCAGGCCGGATCGGCTGGCTTGAGTATGCGTGAGCTACTAGATGCCGTGCCGGGGCTAGGCAATCTCACAAAGCCGAACAGAGACGGAATACTGATGCAAGTCTGCATGGACTATCCAATCGAGCAGTTACGTCAGTCAGAACCCGGCAAGCGGGGAGCGCCGAAAATTATTCACAGAAGGATCGCAGATTAAGTGTTGACATTATAGAAACAACGCTTTTAAGGTGCAGACGTTGAGAGAAAACAGAAGGAGATTGACAATGAGCAATCTAGCTACGCTTGCCCGCGATTGGCTTGAAGCCAAGCGGGATGAAAAGAAGGCCAACCTGCGCCGCCTCGACATCGAGGCACAGTTGGCACAAGCCATCGAAATCAAGAGCGAAGGCGCATCCACCACCCACATCGAAGGCTACAAGATCACGGCCACGCAGCCGATAAGCCGCAAGGTTGATCCGGTGGCTTGGGAGAAGGTGAAGTCGAAACTGCCACCGATCTTGTGGCCGGTAAAATTCAAGCTGGAAGCCGACGTTGCTGGCTGCAAGTATCTGGCGAACAATGAGCCGGAACTCTGGAGCATGGTCGCTGAAGCATTCGAAGCCAAGCCGGGCAAGATCGGCTTCAAGATTGAGGAGGATGTGTGATGGGTGATAATTCTGATTTCAAGGTTATTGTTGGCAGTTTGCGATACGATGAATTCACCGGTGATGGTGATGTTGTATTAGACTTTGAAAAGTCTAAAAACATTAGAGATAGGTTAACTCAGGAGTTTTGCGTCAGAGATTGGATCGATCAGTTGCAGATTGTTCTTGATGAACTTTGTTTGAAAAAAGAACAAAGGAGCATTTAACAATGGCAATTGATCTTTCCACACTGACGAAGCCGACAGGCCAGCGGCCTATCATCTGCACGCTTTTTGGTGAGGGCGGCATGGGCAAAACCACTTTGGCCAGCCTGTTCCCGAAGCCGGTATTCATCCGCACCGAGGATGGATCGCAGTCTTTAGCAGGCAATGAGAACGTCAGCCTGTTTCCGATTGCTGCATCAAGCAAAGACGTGCTTGATCAGATCGAAGCCCTTGCAACGCAGGAGCATGATTTCAAGACGGTTGTGGTGGATAGCATCACACAGCTTGCCACCATCATTGAGCATGAGATCGTGGCGGCTGATCCGAAGGCAAAGTCTATCAATCAGGCTGGCGGCGGTTATGGTGCAGGCTATAACACAGCAGCCGAGAAGCACAGGCAGGTGCGGGAGTGGGCTGGTGCACTAGCATATGACCGGCACATGAATGTGGTGTTCATCGGCCACGCCGACACAGAAACGATGGACTTGCCAGACCTAGACCCATACGGGCGCTATACGGTGAGGATGCACAAGAAATCGTTGCCGCACTATACCGACAACGTGGACTTGGTTGGCTTCGTCCGACTGGTCACATTCACCAGCGGCAGCGGTGAAAAGAAGCGTGCCAGCACGACAGGCGAGCGGGAGATCATTTGCCATCCGCAGCCGTCTAGCGTGACGAAGAACAGGTTTGACATCACGGAGCCGGTGATTTTTACCGGAAAAGAAAATCCGTTTGATGCTTGGGTTGTGAAGTAGAGAGACCGAAAGGAGATTTACAATGGACCTCTCAGGATTTGACGCCACACAGATTGAGCCGAATGTGCCTTATGAGCCGATCCCGGCTGGCAAGTACAAGGCGGTCATCGTGGCAAGTGAAAGCAAGCCGACGAAGGCGATGACTGGCTCGTATCTCCAGCTTGAGATTGAGATCATCGAAGGCCAGTTTCAGGGACGCAAAGTCTTTGATCGGCTCAACCTCGACAACCCGAACAGCACGGCTGTTGAGATCGCGCAGAGAACCCTTTCTGCAATCTGCCGCGCAGTCGGTGTGAATATGCCGCGTCACAGCAGCGATCTGCACAACAAGCCGATGCTGGTAACTATCGCGGTCAAACCTGCCGATGGGCAGTATAGCGCATCGAATGAGGTAAAAGGTTACGGTCCGGCTGGTGGCTCCTCTGGAAATGTTGGAGCGCCCCATACCCCCAGCGTGACACATGCACAGCCTGTCGCTGCCGCTGGATCGTCTACGCCGCCGTGGAAGCGGTGAGCTAGTTAAACCAAGGGCCGGGGCGGGGCTAATAACCTCGCCTCGGGTTTTTGTATGCGCCCAAAATATGAAACAACAACAGACTTGCGAAACGAATTCAATGTTGCATCTGAATATGCAGCATCATTTGGCTGCTCTGTCGTAAAGATGCCGATGCAATATCGAATTGATTTTGCAATAGTTGACGCATCTCAAAACGTGTTAGCGTTCATCGAAGTTAAGAGACGCCTCAACAATATGAATGCATATTCGACGTGCATATTGAGCCTTTCTAAAGTTATGGCTGCAATTGAGATGCGCAAAACAACGAAAAAAAATTGCTATTTCTTGGTCGCGTGGAATGACGCAACAGGCATCGTCGAGTTGACCGATAAATACGATGTGAAAATTGGCGGCAGAAAAGATCGAAACGACTGGCAAGACATAGAGCCAGTTGTTCACATTCCAGTTTCTGACTTTGAGGTGATTGAAAAATGCACGACCCAATAAACCCATCCCACTATCGCCAAGGCGAGATTGAGACGATTGATTATATCCTTCAGATTGCACGGTTGTATCCGGGCGATCAGGCGGCGTTGGTCGCCAATATCATTAGGTATCTAAGCCGCGCACCACTCAAGAATGGACGAGAAGATATTGAAAAGGCGCACTGGTATATGTGTAAGCTGGAAGAAATCACCGATGAAGATTGACCAATACCTTGAAAGCCCAGTCGTGCAGATGGTGTATGACTACTACAAGGCAAACCGTAAGAACGAGCATAGGCCGCACTTGGGCGGTTCCCAGATTGGGAACGAATGCGAGCGTGCGCTTTGGTATCAGTTCAGGTGGATGGCATCGCCGGACTTTGAAGGCCGGATGCTGCGCTTGTTCGAAACTGGCGATAGGGAAGAAGATCGTGTCATATCCAACTTGCGCGCCATTGGGCTGCAAGTGTGGAGCCGTGATCCTGAGACCGGGCGGCAGATCAGCTTTGATGAATACGGCGGTCACTTTGCACTGAGCCTTGACGGGATGCTGGCATCCATGCCTGAAGCCGACAAGCCGCACGTTCTTGAAATCAAAACCATGAACGAGAAGTCGTGGAAGGCAACGCGGAACTTGGGCGTGCAGAAGTCGAAGCCGATCTACTGGGCGCAATGTCATGTCGGCATGTACATGAGCAAGGTAGACCGCGCTTGCTTTGTAGCAGTGAACAAAAACACCGATGAGATATATATCGAGCGCATCGAGGCGGATAAAGCCTTTGGCAAGGCGCTAGTTGAAACGGCCGGGAAGATAATTTTCTCCGAACAGCCGCCCGCCAAACTGTCTGGCGATCCATCGTGGTTTGAATGCAAGTTCTGCTCATACAAAAGCGTATGCCATTACGATGCGCTGCCCGAAGTCAATTGCCGCACTTGCGCTAAATCAACGGCTGGACAAGACGGCAAATGGCATTGCGCCGAGTGGGATAAGGCATTGGAAATCGACAACCAGCGCACAGCTTGCCCGAAGCATCTATTCAATCCGTATGCGATGCCGTGGCCGATCTCAAACGCTGGCAATGACTTTATCGAATACGAAACAGAGGATGGCGAAATTGTCCGCAATCATGAGAACAGCCGTGATCTTGCTCGCGCTCACACTCGCGGCACCGGCTGATGCATCATCGACAAAGTGCCTGCCGGAGCAGCTTAAAACCACGCTGCAACAGCTTAAGAAGTTCGGGCGTGTTCATGTCATCAGCACATTCAGACGCGGCGCACGCATCTCTGGCACGCGTAAAATATCCAAGCACGCATTGTGCCGTGCGGTTGATTTTCACCTGAAAGGCAACAAGAGAGCCGCGATAAAATGGCTTAGAAAACAACGCCTTGAAGTTATTACATATGGATGCGGAATGCACCACATTCATATTGCAACAGGTAGCTACAAAGGGCACCATTGCGTTGACAAGAGAGGCAGAAGAAGGAGATGAAATATGGAGTTGAGACCATACCAGCAAGCCGCAATCAACGGCTTGTATGATTACTGGGCGCAGAAGCGCGGCGACAATCCGCTCATTGTAGCGCCAACTGGATCTGGCAAGAGCCTAATCATCGCGCAGCTAATCAAGGACGCGATGGACTATCCCGGCACCCGCGTTATGATAATTACTCATGTCAAGGAATTGATCGAGCAGAACGCCGAGGAACTTGTGAAGCTGTATCCAGAAGCTGAAATCGGCTTCTACAGCGCCAGCTTGAACAAGAAGCAATTGAACCAGCCCATCACGTTTGCAGGCATCCAGAGCGTGTGGCGTCGGGCTTATGACATGGTTCCAGCGCCTGATCTGGTGCTGATCGACGAAGCGCATCTTGTGCCGAAGAACACGGCCACCCGGTACAACAAATTCTTGGCTGATCTACGCATCTGCAATCCGTTGGTGAAGGTGGTTGGTCTGACGGCCACGCCGTACCGGCTTGATAGCGGATGGCTGCACGAAGGAGAGAACGCCATCTTCGACGGCATTGCCTACGACATCAACGTGGCTGAACTGATGGAGCAAGGATACTTGGCTCCAATCGTTGCAAAGGCTGGTATCAAGTCGATTGATCTGAGCGAAGTCGGCAAGCGCGGCGGTGAGTTTATTGAGAGCGAATTGGCCGCTGCTGCATCGGAGCCGGAATTGATCCGGCTATCTGTGCAGGAAGTTGTCCAGCTTGGAGCCGAGCGCAAGGCATGGCTGGTGTTTGCATCCGGCGTGCGCCACGCTGAATTGGTGGCCGAGGAATTTAGAGACTGGCACGGCATTGATTGCGAGGTAGTAACTGGCGCGGATAGCATGGCGGATCGCTCCGACAAGATTGAGCGGTTCCGGCGTGGTGATCTGCGCTGCCTCATCAATGTGAATGTGCTGACGACTGGCTTCAATGTCCCGCACGTCGATCTGGTGGCACTGATGCGAGCAACCGAAAGCGCCGGGTTGTATGTGCAAATGCTTGGGCGCGGCACGCGCATCGCTGAAGGAAAGACGGATTGCTTGCTACTGGACTACGGCGAGAACGTGCTTCGACACGGGTTCATTGATCGTATCAAGCCGCGCAAGAAAAATCAGGATGGCGGCGAAGCGCCTGCCAAGAAATGCCCGGACTGCGAATTCTTGTGTCCGACAGCCGTGCTTGCTTGCCCGCAGTGCGGCCATGAATTCCCGCCGCGTGAATTCAAGCACGCGCCGAAAGCATACGAAGGCGCGGTGGTTAGCACACAGGTTGAAGCCGAGTGGTTCCCAGTCATCTCCGTCACCTACAGCCGATGGAAAAAGGGAGGCAAGCCAGACAGCATCCGCGCTACATACATCACCGGCATCATGAACGTATCTGAATGGCTTTGCCCGGATCACGGCGGATATGCTGCATCGAAATATCAACAGCGGATGAAGGCGCTGGGCGCAACAGCGTTGACAACAGATGACGCGCTGGATGAATGTGATGATTGGATCAGGCCAACAAGAGTGAAGGTGCAACCAGATGGTAAATTCTACAAGATCGTGCAGTTCGATTACCGGCAGCGAGCCGTTGCCGATTGGGAGCAGCACGCCGATCTGCTGCTCTGAATGCCTTGATCTATACGATGGGCGATACTGCCGATACTGGCGTGATGTCGTGCCGGATGATGTGCAGGCCAAAGGATGTGAGGCTTTCAATGGTGTTCCGCCTTTTTAGTGCGCTATTCATTTTATCTTCAGCAGCCGCCGCGCAAGATGCAGTTGATTTCACGCGAGGCTGGACGGAAGAAGAGCGTCGACAAATCCACACATATTATGAGCGCATTGGGCCGCTGTCGCGCTCTGCGCATTGGCATGATTGGGATTGCTGCCAATCGAACAGGTGCTTTCCGGCGCGTCCCGGTGCAGTACGCTGGACGCCTGACGGCATTGCAATCACGCACCCAGATGGTGGCGTGTTTCTGTATGCCGAAGACGATCCGATCTGGAAGCCGAAGCAAGGCGCAGGTTTGACCGATCCGAGATACCATGTGTGCTTTGAAAAGCAAGGCGACGACTGGATTGTTGTCTGTGCATATTCTGCACAGGTGATGGGATGACCCTCCCTTCTGAACATCAGGAACAGTGCGGCTTCCTGCACTGGTTCCGATCCAAGTTTCCCGGCGTGCTGATCTTCGCAATACCAAACGGCGGGCACCGCGCAATGTCTACGGCCAAGGCATTAAAGGCCGAAGGTGTTATGCGCGGCGTACCGGACTTGTTTGTGCCGGAATGGAATTTATGGATTGAGATGAAGCGCCAGAAGCAAGGGCGATTATCGCCGGATCAAAAGCACGTCATCAGGAAGCTGGAGAACGTCGGTCACACCGTCATCGTTGGATTTGGTGCAACCGACGCTAGTCGCAAGGTGCTGGAATTCAGACTTTCAGCCACAGAACGTGCGCAACAATATCGTCGCCAAGCTTCTTCAGAGCAGGACACTTCTCAATCTTGTTGATAGAGTGCAGCACCGTTGAGTGGTTTTTCCCGAAGCGCCTGCCTGTTGCGGATGCGCCTGTGCCTGTCACCTTGAAATAGACGTACATTGCAAGGCTACGCGCTCGCACGATTGTCCTACTCCGAATAGGCTGCATCAATGCCTCTTTCGTATAGCCGTAATGCTTTGCAGCCTTTTCAATTGCCAGATCGCCCTTGTAGCGTGCAGGCATTGAATTGATTGCCCGCTGAAGCAACCGCGTATTAAACGTGATTTTTTTGCGTTCATGCTGCTCACACGGTTGCTTGTCGGCATAGGTTCTCGGCAACCGCCTAGTCCAATAGGCAGCTTGTTCATCTGTAAGCATTTAGCTTACTCCTTACTGTGTGGGTTGTTCTCCAAAGACATCAGGCCGCAGAACGTGGCGGCTGATGCCAGTGAACTCCTCGATGCCAAGCACATGCTCGGCAGGCACGCGGCCATTGTTCTTCCATCGGCATACCGCAGCGCGGGTGATGCCAAGATGGTAAGACAGCTTTATCTGAGAACCGCGATTGGCGGCGAAGTATGTGAGTAGTGTTTCCATACCGTGCATTATTAGTGTCCTGTTGATCTGTTGTCAATAAAAGGTGGCGGGGCCGAAGCCCCGCTTGTCTGATTAGTTGGCCAACAAATGAGCCAAGGCCCGCTTGTCAGCTTCCAGTTCCAGCGCCTCTGACAGCAAGGGCGAGGTGATGTCGCCATTGACGGCGTATGTCCTCAGTTCGCCCTTGCCTGTGGTGCTGTCGCGCCATTCAGCCAGATCGACAGTCCAGTGCTGTCCCTCATAAGACAGCTTGAAATTGCGGTCGTGTCGTACTTTTTTCATTGTCATCTTGTCGTCTCCTTGGTTGGGGTGGCGGGGCCGAAGCCCCGCCGGTTGGTTTTATGATGGTTGGTCTGAATTGCGGGGGATGCCGGAACCCCAAAGACAGCGGTGGCTATAGTCCGCTTGGCAGCCGTAGCAAAGATCGTCTTCTGGGTGATCAACCTTGTTGTTGCAGCCTTTGGTTTCACACTTTTTGCACATGTCGTCGTCTCCTTCGTTGTTGATGAAGACACCATACCACATCGCCACCATATGTCAACAGGGCGTTGACATTTTTTAGCAGAACTCATCCAGAAAATTGATCTCGTCTCGTAGCCGCTTGATCGTCTCATCAACGCCGAAAATGCCGATGTAATTGCCGATGGCGGCTTCAATGAAGATCGACGCCTGCCGCGCCATATGATCGCCGGTTGCCTGATTGACGATCCGCTCCAGTTCATCTTTGCCAGCCATCGCACACGTCCTCCGGATTTTTAACACCATGAATATCGCACCGGATTACACCGGGTCGCAGTATGGTAGCATGTGCTACGGATGCAAACATGCTACCATACTGCGACCCGGTGTAATCCGGTGCGATATTCATGGTG